CTACAGCTAAACCAACTGAACCAGCATCAAAGAGGTTTAAATAATATTTAGCGTCACTTGGTATTGTTCCATTAGTTTTATATCTTGATATATTAGAATAATCAAACTTCATTAAAATTCTAGAACTTTGGATTACTGTTCCACTCACATCTTTAAGTTTTTGTACTTCTAATATTTCATCTAAACCAGCGTTCAAAGATGAGGTTAAGTTACCTTCAAATATTGTGGTATCTGCTGTTGGGTATTCAAAATAATACATTAAATATCTCCTACTACTTTACCTTCTATATCTAAGTTAGGAAACTTAACTTCAAATATACAAGGATCTAATGATGGATAAACAACACCTTCTTTTGTTGCAGCATCCAAATCATAAACATTGCCACTATAACCAGAATCTTTATCATATAAGTTTTCTATCACAACCATAGATTTTTCTGGATTATCTTCTGTTGGTGGTACAACACTAGCAACACCACTAACTAATGAAACTTGGTAAGCTATATCACTTAATATTATAGGTTGATTTATTTGCCATTTTTTAGGAGCAAAATGATTTTTAACTTTATCAATACACTTCATCAATACCTCATTTTTATTAAATCCTCGTTGTGTTATTATAGAAAACTTAACACCAAGATTTATTATGAATGCATCTTTAATATTTATAGCATCTGTAATCATTCGATATTGGGATAAATATATTTTTAAATTTTGTTTACTAGCGTTATTTAGATTTACAAAATTATTTTTGTAATCATAACCCAATACATACATATTTAGTGCAAGTGGATTGCTAATCTCTTTAAAATTCGGTTTATCTCCATCCTCACCACCAGCTATTTGGTCGAGTTGTTCATCTTGAACTATATGTGCTTTAGCAATATTACCATATTTTTGTGGTAGTGAATATACACGAGTTATATAATCTTGCATGGTAACTGCTCTACCTTGTGTTGCCATATATGATAATGCACTTTCTCTAACATCTCGTAATGAATCACCACTCGAACCACCTGTTGCTGGTTCATTGTTTGTAATTTGAATACTATTTCGTACATCTGTGACTTTAGAACCAACTAATCCAGTAGGATCTAATGTAAACACTACACTATCTACAGTAGTTATTTGGTTAGATAAAACATTATCATCATTTGAACCACCATGTGTATATTCAAAGGTTAAAGTTATATTACCAGGAGCTTGACCAAATGTTTTTGTATTTAAAAAGTTACTTGGATCAAAATTAGAATCCAACTTAGATAGTCCTGTACCCAATGAAGAACCAACATTATCTGGATTTGGAATCAACTCTTCATCAGCATTGCTACTTATACCAGAACCAAATCTTATTTCTGTTCTACCATCACTTCTAACATAAGTTGTAAATCTTCTAGCAGTTTTTATTAATTTTAATAAGTAAGGTGTATCGGCAGAATCAACACTTAAATCAGGAGTATTAACTGGATTATTTTCAATCGCATCAAATACAGTATCTTGTGCTAAAAATGGAACTTCATACCATTTGTTACCATCGTCATCTATACACGATGTTATTTCAACAACATCCGATTTACTTAAAATAACTTTATCAAACTTTTTAGCACCACCAAAAGTAAAATCTTGTTTAAAACTTTTACCACTTTGTAAAAGAACTTTCTTTGTGAGTTTAAAGTGTGTTGGTATATTATCAGCCATCTGTGAAACTTCTTGTTCCCTTGTATCTAATGAAGAAGATGTTTTAAAGTTTACATCATCTAGTGCCCTAAATGCTATTCCAGTATTACTTGTAAACTTAGTATTTTCTCCTATAATTGGAGCATAGTCCAAATCAGGTCTATAATTATCATCATCAATTGTTTCTGCTGGAACTTCTATTGATACATCTGCAACTACAACTGCAGGATTAGCTAATTTAGGTTTATACCCAAAAGATTGTGCAAGTTTATATACATTTTTCTTTTCTTCAGCACTGTGTAATAAAGCTTCTCTATATTGATTATCTATATAGAAGTTTAAAGTATCTCCGATATAAGATGCCATTTCTATAAAAATCATACCAGGAGAAGCTTCATTAAAATCATTATATGCGGTCGGAAAATATGATTTAGCAAATTCTATTAAATTTGCACGGATAGAAGAAAACTCTCTACCTATATAGTTAATATCTCGTTTTACAACTTTTACATTTGTTCCATATTCAACTTCTCTTGCCATTTTAAATTCCAGTATTAAAGGTAAATGTTATTGTTTCTACAGAGTTAGGATCGTCAACATCAACAGAAAATTCTACTGCTATAAAAATAGCATTTGGTTGTGATTCTTCAAAAGTAACAAATACATTTGTAATCGTAATGTATGGTAACCAGTTTTCTACTGCATCATTGATAGATGATTTTATTTGTTCACCAATTTCGGGGGTTATTTGTTCAAATAATAATGAACTAATGTCACATCCAAAATCTGGTTGACCTACTCTTTCACCTTTATTAGTTAATATTAAATTTTTTAAATTAGAAAATGCTTGTTCTCGTAAAGTTCTGGACCTTGGAAAAAACCCATCAGTACCATCATACTCTAATGGAAATTTTAATCCAAAAAAAGCATCTGGATTAAAATTTAGTTCTTTTATAGTTGCCATTACTTATTCCTATTTTTTACTTTTCATCTTATCGTGTTTCATTAAATCACTATAATCACGAGTCAATGCATTTAGTACAGATTCAGGTACATCTTTAGTTGATACACCCTTTTCTTTTAATGTTTGAGCAGCTGCCATATTTCTTCTCATTTCCTTACTACCACCTTGTGCTGCTATAGAATCACCATAACCTAAAAGTTCAGTTGCTCTTGAACTATCAAAAGTACTTCCACCCATTGTTGGCCACTCATCTTCTTCTTGTGACTTATCATTCAAACCAACTGTTTCATTTAAAACTTTATTTAGTTCAGCATTATCTGTAAAGTGTTGTTGAACTTTTGGTTTTGGTTTTGGTTTGGATTGTATAACAGGTTTAGGTTTGATACTCTTCTCTGTAATAAGTATCTGTTTGACCTGTTTTTTGACTTCTTTACGAACTACTAATTCGATTATTTTTATTAATTCGCTTTTTTTCATTATTAACTCCTATTATGTAAATGGTGTTGGTACGGGTGTAAGTGTAGTTCCGTTAAAATACAACTGTGTTTTAAAATATCCATGTAGTATTGTTCCAAGAACTTTTGCCATCTTTGATATTGAAACATTAGCCATACCAGCTGGAAACGCAACTTCCAACAATGGTAACCCCACTGGTGGAGATGATGGTAATCCAGAAGTACCAACCGCAGTTAATGCTAATGTAGAACCAAAAGTAAAAAATGCAGTTTTAAATAAAATAACATTTGCTTTACTTAAATCAGGTATACTACCAATAAAAGCTGATTTGGCAACGGACATACCAGGACCACCAGCTGGTGGAAATGTCGCCTGTGCAAAATAGTTTTGTAATACTGTAGCCCATTCCTTCATAGTAATATTACCACCATTTGCTGCACCATTCAATATATTTTTTTCTATTTCATCGGCCATAAGACCACTTGATAATGGCATATTATTCTACCTTTGTTTTTTCACTTAACATTGTTTTTAACTTAGCCTTTATACCACTAAACTGTGGTGCATTTATAGGTGGTCCTGAAGGTCCAACTGGTGTTGGAACTGTCATCGCATTTATAGCGGTTATTAACTCATCTAATAGTGCCTCTAATTTATTACCCAATACCATAGATTCTTCAGCATTATTACTACCTATTTTTATACTTGGTGATTCTACAATCACACTTGTTACTGAACTTAAAGCAATATTGTTACTACTAAATATACCAATACTACCGTTGTTCTTAGTATTAAATAGTATTCTATCACTATCTAATAAAATATTTTTTCCACTAAAGTTTTTAGCTTCATCTGGTGTATTTACATTTAAACCATCCACTTCACTTTCTACAGCTGGTGTAAAGACTAACTCTTGGTTTGTTGTTAAATAAATACTCGAACCATCATCATCTATATGTTCTAATATAGGTGCCTTCTTTTCTTCTTTTTGTTTATCTGTATCATCATTTGTTAAATGACCAGTTGATAAAATTATATTTGGCGATTCTTCATTTTCATTTATTAAATCACTACCAAATCGTATAGAGTTACCAAACCTTCCTTCTAGTATAAAATCACCTTCTCTCGGTAATAGTTTTCTAGCATCAAAATTTTGTTTAAAATAATTTCCAACCTGACCTGGTTTACGATCATTATCTATAGCTTGTTTATCAACATCTTTAACATTTCCAGTACTTACACCAGCTTGTGTATTAAAATTTGGATTACCAAAAAAGTTTAATTGTGTAGTATAAAAATATTTACCAAAATACATAACACCTATAACTACTTCTCCAACCGTAGGTATGTTGTTTATGTTTGGATTTAATGGTAAAAAATCAAAACACTCATTTACATTTACACCAGATTGACTATATACAAACCTACCTTTTATTCCACCAACATAACTAAAATCAACTTTTGCTCCTATTTTTGGAAAAAGCGGAAAGAGTCTTTTTCCTCCTACCTTTGGATCATCTAAATATACTTCCAATACTTCTACAGGTTCTAATTCATAAAACTCATCTTGAGTTTTACTACTGTTTATTTCTGCATTTAAAGTTTTTACAGTTTGTAATCCCCTCTTACCTTCCATTTGTGTTACAGAGGGTGAGTTATTACCTTTGGACATTCTATGAGGCATTATTCATCTCTACTTGATATAATCTTATCACTATAATCTTGAACCTCATTTGATACTTCTTGAATACTAGCTAATAGCTGTTCTTTTTCTTTATCACTAATTCCAAACTCATCATCAGAACTTGTATTAGCCTTAGCAGTAGCCATGCGTTGAACGATGGTGGCGAGTTTAACCAGTTGTTCATCATTCTTCACATTGATTTCTAAATACTCTTTCAACATGGGAATGATTTGAACTGCGGTGTCACCATCTTTAATAAAGCCAACAACCTCTTTCATTAAGACTTCAAGTTGTTGTTTATTTTTGTTGGAATTGTCGTAGATGTCTTTGAAGATATCAGATAAAGACTTACCTTCAAAAACTTCAAAATCTATTGCCATAATATTTACCTGTAATATTGTTAATAATAAATATTACGACAATAGAAAAAAGTATATATATTTTATATCACAGGTCTATCAAACCAACTTCCTGTTTGTGTAGTAATAACAGAGCCAGTAGATAGGTAGTTTTCCTGTAGTTTGAAGTGGTGTTTTTTCATCACATTTACAACTCTTGTGATATGTTGTGTGTTTGAACCAGTCATTTCACGAATGAGAATGTATAATGCTTTCTTATTAAAGTTATCAATATTCTCTTTCATATCCATCAATTCAACAACAGCATTTGCAACATCTAAATCCTTCTTTCGTTTAAATACTGCAGTTAAGTTATTTCTCCAATAATCAGCTAACACATCAACATACTCAATCTTCATCTTTCTTGCATCTTTACTACGAATTTCTGAAATAGGATCTCTTTTCCTATCTGTAACTTCAGCACCATCATGTTGTTTCATTCTCTTATAGTTATTATTATTGTGAAGAATCAAATAGTTCTTTGCCACAATACTAAAGTATGAGAATGCTTTACCTTTACCTTCTTGGAATTTATGCATATTCATATATAAAAAACTTACTACCTCATGTTTAACATCTTCACTTGGTACATCAAAATAATAAAATTTAAATGTATGAATAATATTTTCAGCTAGTTTTTCAAATGCTTGTCTTATATGTTCATTATAAATTCTTTCACGCATAACAGGCCGTGTTTCTTTATTATGACGCAATATTGCATTTTCTGTTCCCTGGTGAAAATAATATCTTGGTGAACCTTTTTTTGCTTTTCTTGGCATTATATATCCTTGTTATTTATTGTTGATAAATCTTTTATTGTATTTTTAATTCCTTCAAACACTACACCTATTTCATCATCAGATTCAAACTTACCTTCTGAATCTAATTCCTTTAATGTAGTATCAGCATCTATTATTCTTTGTGAATAATCTTCAACCCAATCCTCTAACCTTTCTACTTTTTTGAAAAGATTAAAACTTGTGTAACCTAATGTTAATGTGGTTACTCCTAATATAATTTCTAAAATCATTTTTCTTCTCCTACGATTGCTCTACCTTTTAGTTTTTCCCAATCTCGTTCTGGCCTAACTTTTAGATTGGTTTTCCAGGCACCTTTTAATACTGACATTTCAATTCCCAACTCCTCACTAAAATTTATCAATGCCTGTATATCTTTTGGAAAACAACTACCACCAAATCCATATTTACCATCGTGACCAGGAACATTTAAATGTGAATGACCAACACGACCATCACGAACAAATCCTTCTATAGCATCTTCCCAAATCACACCACATTTATCTGCCAATAATTTTATATCATTTAAAAATGATATTTTAGTAGCAAAAAATGTATTTGTCATATACTTAATCAATTCAGCGGTTTCATAATTTGTCTCTATGATAGAAATTGAATGTCCAAATCTTTCTCTATATAACTCAGCAACATCTCCTACTCCATCAAACTCATGTCCTTCACCACCAAGTATAAATCTACCTTGATTTATAAAATCAAAATTAGCTGACCTTTCAGTAAGAAACTCAGGATTAAAAACTATGGTCAAATCTGAATATTTGTCTTGTAACTTTCTTGTGGTACCTGGTGTGACAGTAGACCTAAGTAAAATAATACCATCTGTACCAATGTCATTTATTTCTGATAAAACTTTATCTACAATGTCAATATTCATAGAACCATTAGTATTTGATGGAGTTGGTACAGATAAAAACATTATGTCACTATTTACAACATCTTTGAGTGTATGTGTTGATTTATTTGGATCTTTGTCATATACCTTTACATTAGCATCGACTCCAACATTAGGTGAAAATCCATATCTTACAGCACTACCTACAAACCCATTACCAATTATTCCAATTGTCTTACTTATAATCATTTCTTTTCTCCAAACAACTCATCAAATAAATCTTTGGCATTATCATTATCGGTAGATAAAAATTTAGAAGTAGTGTCGGCTGCCTTTTTAATCTTCTCAACACTCTTCTTTACTTTTACTTTATCTTTCTCATCACCTTTCATCCATAAATCATATTCAATGTGTGTAGCCATCATATCTGCCTGGTGAAGTATATAGGCAATATTACTTCTCAAAACATTTTGTGGAAAGTATTGTATGTAATAAGTCTTGTTAGCTTCTTCATACATACCATCTGTTAACATCAAACCAATGTATTCTAACTTACTCAACTTAATACCAAAATGCTGTAATATAAATAACGACCTATCTGTTACGGTCATATAATCCAAATCAGGATTAT